GAAACTTTCACCAACCAAAATTTTTTAAAGGCGTAAAAAAGCCCAATCTAAGTTGGGCATAATTTACAATGATTGTTCTACTTCTAGCTATGCGTTAGGACTTCTCACTACACTAGTATCTTGAAGGATTCTGATTCTTTGAGTCTCTACTGTCTCACGATGTCCGTTAGCGAACTTCAATCTCATTTGGAACCCCGTTGGGGTCTCGATAAGACCAAGTGCTTCCGCGTACAGACCATTCTTGCTAATCAGCTTATCGTTTCGTCTATCTTTTGTTAGTTTTGCTACTCTCATATTTCTCCTAGTTTGATTTCTTCTATTGAATAAAGTAGGACTTTCAATGCTTCTTTCGGAGACTTTTCTAGTCCAGAAAGGCTTTCATAATCCTCGTTTAACTCCTCAGCAATGCTAAGCACCAGCTGGGACTTGGTTACTGGTTTCTCTCCAGTTTTTGTGACGTACTCTGTTTTCTTGTACACACCTTCTCTTGATAACTTACCTATAATAGATTTCACACTCTTATCTAGTTCATCTGCTAGTCTTTCAACTGTATCTCTACTGGGGTTTAACCTGTATTGATTAGTCATCATCTCTACTTGTTCTTCTGTATAATTTAATGCCATGAGTCCTCCCACTCTTTAACCTTTTGTTTTACTCTATAAGTGGATATTCCCCACTCCTCTGCTGCTACTTCAATAGCTTCTTCAGTTCCGTACTTGTTTTCCCAATCCCAGAACTGTCTTTCTTTAGTTGAGTCTTGTGTATGCATCTATCAACTCCTCTCCTACTAGTCTTTCTCCAAACCACTTGGTTTCGTTAGTATCACAATCAGTTCTACATATAGTTCCGTTATTGTACTCAACATCTACTACTTTTCTAGTATTGGTTCCATCTTTATCATACCACATAGAACTACTACTATGCCCATGAATACACTTAACACTTCTTGACCATTGTTCTGCTCTAATCAATAAGCGTTGTCTTTCCACTCTTTCCCAGTACTGACTCATTACCACTCTCCCCTATCAAAGAAATCGTACACATAATCATCACATCTTTCGTTAGGATATACAAAACCATCTTCGGTTTCGTACTCTCCATACCAGTCAAAGTCTTCTACTTCAATATCTATGTCAGGATATTCCTCTTTGAAGCGAATATTTATGTCTTCACCTTCAATTTCTACATAATCCATACATGCTATCCACTCTCCATCGTGCATTTCTGTTTCACAGGTAGCAACGCCTACAAAGTTTCTGAACTCATCTTCATATGTCATTCTAGTATTGACACTATGACCACATTCCTTACTTATTGCTACTGATATATGCTCAAACATTGGAGTTGGTGGACTCCAAGCACTATAACCTGATACTGAGCAACTGTCTAAGTCTTCTAGATGACACCACTTGGCTCCTACATTATTGCAATACCAATCCCATGATTTATCTTCAGAATAATCGTTAGGCATAAAAGGTTGTTCTTCTATTTCTACGATTTCTGTCACTTTATAGGGCTCTGTAGGTTCTCCTGACCAATTTCTGGTTACGGTTCTTTCCTCAGTTTTTACTAATTTGTCCATTACTTCAGCTTCATGCTCAGTAATGTTAAAATATACATGATTTGCCATTATATGTCTCCTTCTGCTCTAACTTCTGAGCGTATTACTTCAAAGCCATTAGGATAACGCTTCTCTAGTTTGTTAATGTTCTCGTCCATTACTTCTTCGGGGGTAAAGCCAAGGGCTTTACATCCCTGTACCCAATACCACAACACATCTCCTAACTCTCTTTTCATGTGAAATATCTCATCACTTGTGAACTGTGTATCGTTTTGGAATACTTTCTTCTTCACTACTTCAGCGAACTCTCCAGACTCTGCCATCATTCCTATCAATGCAGTCATTAGTCTTGCCATGTCTATTTCACAGTCAATCATCACTCCATTTTGCATAGTGTGGTTTCCCATTAGTTTGTCTAGTCTGTCGCACATTTTAGTCGTATCTTTACTTGTTTCGGACGTGCACTGGTCTACGAACCTCGCATAATCATTTATCTTACTCACGCCACACCTCCACTGATTTCAGAGATGAACTTCTCTGCTTGTTGGATGCCTTCCCACTTCTTTCTATCTAGCACTAACTCATCATCTCTCAGAAAGTTTCCGTTTTCCAACTTAATCCACATATGTACTGTGTTTCTTGCTGGACACTCACCTTGCCATGCTTGTTTAGTATCTGCTGGGTACTTTATTTCTTTTATGACACTTCCGTTTGCGAACATACCAATCGCATAGTGTCTATTGTATTTACTTGCCAATGTCTTTAATCTCCTTCTTTGGTATCACTTGATATGCACCTTTGTTATAAGCAATTGATACCGTATATTGCTTTGATACTTCTTGTTTGTAAGAGTTATCCGTTGGTGTCTTATATTCTCCAATCGGCATACTAGGTATTGAACTAGCACTCTTAAATGTTTTTGTTTCTTGCTTTGCGAAATTTGGTTTCGCTTTCTTACTTGCGTATAGTTTCTTTACTTTACGCTTACGACCATGCTGGTCATACATCATACTGCCTTTAATCATAGTATTCTCCCAAGTATAAAAACCTGTAGAATTAATACTAATACTGGCACTACTGTTCTAATCAGTTCCATACGATACTTCATATCTCGTATGTTCTGCTCTAATATCTTTGATTTTTTAGTCATCTTCTAACTTTAACTCCTCTGGCAATCTGATGCCATTTAATTCACATAACCTGTTGAGCATGATTTCATACTCACAAGTTAAATCTACTACCATATCGTTTAGTTCTGCCAAGTCATTTAGGCACAACTTTATTTCGTGTTCACACTCTACTAGTGCATCACGAAGTTTCTTTGCTTCGGTGACTGTGGGAAACTGTATTACTTTACCCATTATTTCCACCTCGGCAAGTTGAGTGCCACTATAAATAGTAGCACTGCAATTGCAAAATATACTTCGAAACCTAACATAATCTGTCTAATTCCTCCCAATCATGCTCGGTATTCACAGTCAGCTTCACCATTCTTTTGTTTGGATTTGCTACTGTTATATCTAAGTTAATTCCCCTTTGCTTAAGTTTTACTACTTTGCGTTGGTAGGTTTTGTACTGTGACTGCTCTAGAAATACTACTCTCATCTGCCTTGCCCCTTGTACTTTTTGAATGAACGCTTCTTGTTCTTGTTCATATTCAGACTGACTCTGTTGTGCGAATCGCCTTGTGAAGTTTTCTTCTTGTGTGATTTGTGTGTATCTTTACTTCCCCATCTCATGATTGCACCTCTGGTGTAACCCACACTACCTCAACTTTGCGTCTTGCTAGTTCGTTTAGACACTTCTGTCTTTGTTTTGGTTTAGTTCTAGTTTCATTAATCACTTTGAACAGTTCTTCTTTTGCCACATCTTTGATGTAGAAATGCTTGTCTTTCAACTTTGAAGCCTTTACTCCTCGTTTGAATACTTTTTCACTTGGTTTAAATTTTGTCGGCATTACGCACCTCCTTTTAAGTCTAATTCTGTTTGTCTCTGCTTCAGAAAGTCACTAACTTTCTCAAACTCCTTTGTCTCTGCGTTCCAGAGATTGCCCTTTACAGGTCTTTGTTGGTCTACTGCATCTTTGATGCGTTCTTTTAGTGTGTCTACTAAGTGGTCGTAGATAACCTCTAGCATATACTCGTATGTTGGGTCTTCGATTGTATTGTAAGCATACTTCATACTTGCCATAACAAATGTTTCACTTACATCGTCGATGTCGCATATGAACTCGTCACATTCTTTTTCGAAGGCGTTCCAGTATGAGAGCGACTCTCTTACATCTTCTGAACTCATTACGCCATACACTATTGCGTGATGATTGTCTTCCCAATTTGATAATTCTTGCCACATCATAATTTTAATCTCTCCTTTTTTAAATATAAGTATATTATACAGATGTTTGACCTGTTTGTCAAGAACTATATTTAATTATGTTTGGAATTTTGATGTTATGTTTTGGTGGGAATAAAAAAAGGCAGGTAAAGGATTGCTTTACTCTGCCCTAAAAACTCATCAATAGATTGGTTTTTGAGTGTCGCACATTGGTCAATTACTCCTAATGTACTTGCGATGGTAGTCTTACTGCTAGAAGTGTAGAGACTTAAGGATTACTCACTCACTCTGTGCAGAGTGTGGCTTTCTATTCCATGTCGGACTTACATTGAAGTCCCCATCCGAAGATGCTGTTTCTTCCCACTTTTAGACGATACTGCTACTCGCTAATTAATATGCTCACATTACTTGTCGGTGAGAGATATACACAAAGATTACTCCTGTGTTTGACAGAGCTACTGCCGTTCTTCTCATCACTCGCACACTGATTAATAAGTTGCTAACTGCCCCCTGATACACTACCATTCATTCGATTATGTGTCGTTATCCCACTCTTCAAGGCGTTACGCCGAAGCGTTTTCCTCTACTGTATGTGGCGACTCCTACTCGATGGCACTGCTAATTGTTTACTATACGACCGAAGTCCGTTTCAACAATCGTCATCATGCAATTGGTTTGGTTCTATCTCCGCAGATTAGCGTGGAGTTTCCATTCTAACTCCTTGCCCTGTGCTACTCTTACTTTATAGTACGGTATAGCGCTCCGTCTACGAGATTGTGTGGTCATAATCTACGCGTCAATTACCTGTCGAAAAGTCTTTTTTACAAGTCACTCTTACGACTATGCTGTCCTCTTGGTTATTACGATATGCTCTCGCTGTTCAAGTTCAGCACTCAATGGGGGTAACTGCAATACTGCTTATCACTACATTCTTAGGTAATCCTACTCTCCACTTGACAGCTAAAGCTGAATCGCATGGTGTGGCTTACAGTAGATTTATTGAATACTGCGTCTCTCCGTCCCTGTGGGCACATATTGTACTGCCCGTTCGCTTCCCTTGTTTACGACTATACTTGCGATACATCAGGCAATGTCGAGTCCTTACTTTTTAAGGTGTGTCCGTGCTTGACCAATCACCATAGTAGAAAAGAACTCTCGATTATTTATTCGCTACCACTTTCAATCCCGAAGGAGTCTGGGTGGGTCACTGCTAAATCATTTATTTTTTCGATTTAGTGTCCTTTTCTTTGTTTCTGAATATATATTATATC